TCGAAGGAACACGTACCGCTTGACGGAGACCACGTCACATCCATCGACTCCTGACGCCGGTTGCTCGTACCGTTAACAAGATAGAAGGACGTGCCGCCATAAGAGTGACCGGTGAGACCAACGTAGACTACCAGGGTCCCCGCCGTGCTGCCGTCGCCGACATTGCGGACCTTTATCGACAGCATCAGATGCTTTCGAACTTCCTGGATAAAGGAGATGTACGTCGACATCTGGGAGCCCATCTGAGGGAGGGAGTAATAGTCACCTTCATCCGTAGCGCTGCCATCCAGGCTCCAGGTGCCCGCCAACAAATCGGACCGGTAATGATTTGCAGAGGTCAGGACTATCTTCCTCTTGGGCGCTATGTATTCTCGGATCATGTGACCGACAGGCCAGAAGCCGCCCGGATGCGTTGACATCTGACCGAAGCTCGGGAACTCAACGGCGAAAGACCCCCCGCTGCCGGGGAAAGTTATCTCACCCGTGCTCGTGTCCACCGGAAGACCGGTCTCCTTAATGACATACCATGCAGATTTAGTCTGGGTTATCCGGGCATGTATCGAGGTAAGCAGGGCTTGCAGAACGTCGTAGAGGGTCTTCCCCGCCATATAGTCGAGGTTGATTTTCTCATTAGATCCCCAATCGGGCGTCTCACCATGAATGCAGAGATCCCAGACCATCTGGACGTTGAAGCTGAGCCCAGTGAAGTCGAGCAGATATGAAAACAGATAGCTGAGCGTGCGGCTACCCTGTGCCGTGTAGGTATGTTGTTTCAGCTCGCCAAGCCCATCGGTAGCCGTTATGTTGACGTCGTAGGGCGGCGCAATCTCCGGAGCACGGTAGATCTCCGGAGTGACATAGCCCTGCCAGACAAGCGACAGGCCATGATAGAGCTTGACCTGAAAGGCAAACGGATCGCTCGTGGAGAACTCTTGGAACTCCCCGTCTACGGCGCATTCCGCGATGAAGTCCAGAGACGTGCCCTGGATGCAGCCATCCATGTCCTTGCGGAGGCAGGGTGCGCCGCCCATAGCACGGTTCAGGATGCTGCCGCTATAACCGTCCTTGAGAACGTCGATGGTCCATTCTACGCCGTCGACGCTCTCAAATTTGAAACGATATTTGACTCCGTATGCCATTAAGTCACTATGTTACGACGTGAATTTTCAGAATCGATGACGGCCTTCAACTGGTTACCCTGCCCGATGAGGGTGCCGGTGACCTTGACGTTGAGAGCCGATGACGCATAGCCGCCCATCATTGTGGCGGTGCTGCCATAGCTCGCCGACGCCACAGAAGAGGAAGCACTGTAATTGCCTGCCGCTACATTCCCGAGACCGGACTTGACCGCCGTACCAAGAGCCACGAGAGCTGCGCCGGCTGCGATTGCCATATAGCCGTTCAAGCTCTCCAGGGCGGCCTTGATACCGAGGGTTGCAGTACCGGTGGCGATTGCCATCTTACCGACTGATATAGCCATGTCTCCGAAGGCGGAAAGGGCGTTATTGGAGAAGTTCCTCCAGGCGTCGCCGCCCGTCGCAAGGTCGCCAATGAGAGATCCGATAGACTCCGAGACGGAGGCGACACCCTGCTCAACAAGGGACGCAACCTCCTTCGAGATGTCGGTGATCTCCTTCGGATCGTAGGTAGGCTTGATGATCGCTCCGATCTGGAGAGTCGTGGCCTGTCCCATGACGCCGGAAGCTGCGCTGCCAGAGACCGCGAGATTCGTACCCGCGAGATCTGCGCGCATCTGAGCCATCGCCTGACGCTGCGCCTCGAGGGCGGCGGCCGCCTTGGCCCTTTCCGCAGCTTCCGCGGAGACTGCCGCAGTCAGGGACTTCTGATCCTTGTTCAGCGTCTTGATCATCTGCTCCTGGCTACGGAGCACATTAGCCGCCTGGATCTGTAACTGATACTGTTTGTCCTCATCCGCAGTGGAAGAGGCGGACAAACCGTTCATCTCGGTCTGCAAGTCAGCCATCTTCTTACGGATGTTGTACTCCTCCCCGTAACGCTGCCTGATAAGGGCCTGCGCCTGGGCTATAGCGTTCTGTTGCTGAGCAAGCGTAGCGGAGTCATCCTTTGCAATACGGCGATACTCCGCGATCTGGGCCTCAGTATCAGCCCATTCGACACTCTTTGCCGCGATCTGTCGCTGAAGGTCGAACATCTCCCCCGCTATCTGCTCCGCCCTTGTAGCGGCGGCCAGAGCGGCCTGTTGCTGCTCTTTGTTAACCCCCGTGAAGGCCCCCACGAGAGGGCCCGCAAGAGCCGTCCCCCAATCCACATTACCGGTCAGCGTGTTGACAAAACTCTGCTGGAAATTGGCCTTGAACCTTCCCAGGGCCTTCTTCCACTTCGACTCGAATTGTGCAACGCTCTGCCCGGTCTCTGCATTGAAATCATGAAGGACCTGGGAATAGGTAGCGACATAAGCCGCCGTCTGCATCTCGATATTGGCGCCGGCTACGGTATTCTTGAAGTTCTCCGCCTCAGCGGTGAGGAGTTTGAACGCGCTGATAGCAGCGCCAAGACCCAGGCCGGCAATAGCGACCTGGGCTGCGCTTATACTCTGAAGAACCTTTCCAAAAGCAGCGACACCGGCGTTCCCAGACTCGGAAAGCTGGCGTCCCACCTCCCTGGCGGAGTTACCCATCTGCTGGAGCTTCTGGGTGTTCACGCCAAAGGCGTCACCGAGAGCATCGGTAACCTCGGTGCTGGTCTTCCCAAAGTCCTTCAGATCCTTCTGCGCCTGTTTCGCTCCCCGGGTGAGGTCTCTGGTATCAGCCTCGAATACTACTTTAGCGTTCTGTGTTGCTGCCATGTTTCAGCTTCTTCAAAAAGTCGTTAATCTTCTCTTGACGTTCCTCGTTGCTCATCTTCCTGAGCGCCCGAGCCGTGTCAACGGCGTCATCCTTGTCAGGATCATCCCAGGGCATCGGCCAGAACTTGCGCTCATCCTTCATCCGGTCCTTCCTCGCCACGAATAGGTTCACTATCCTGATGCAAAGGCCTCTCACGAGATTGCCGGTATGCTGCCGTCCTGCTTCCGCTTCCTTCCGGAAGGCGTCCATAGCCTCAAAGAACTCTCCTATCCTCATGTTGTAGAAGTCATCCCGGGATATGTGGAGGAGTCCGAAGGCCCATCCCCGGACCTGTCCGATGGTCGGAAAGGAGACTTCTACTGGGCCTCTTCTTTTTTTGGCTCCTCAGGGAGGGCCGGAGCGGCCTGCGAGAGGTACACTTGAACGAAGTCCTGCATAGCCTGGATAGCTTCCGCCGGGTGGAGCTCGTCAAGGATAGCAGAGGAAACTGTCGTATCGCGCCCCTCGAGGCGCTCTCCCTCATTGATGCAAGCAGCCATCAGACCGCCAATCGTTGACGGGGTGAGGCTGACTACATCAGCGACCGCGTCGAGAGAATCACGGCCAATGGACTTGAGGTAGCCCGTGATGGCACGCCAATTCGCTTCGACCCGGAATTGTCGGTCTCTGATTGTAATTGTATCCATGTTAGCCTGATGTTACTTTTGCAAGGTCATGGCTACGGAGCTGAAGGCTGTAGGTGCTGTCCTCATCGGGATCGGCAGGGGTAGTCTCAGTGTAGCCGGAAACGATAGCAGTGCCGGAGTAGTTCTCTCCATTACCGCGCTCATATATGATGCTGATCGGGGTGGTGCCCATAGCCAGCTCCATGATGGCGTTGCTATCCAGGCCGGAGTAGTCGCCATCGATGCTGAAGAGGCCGCTGACAGTGAAATTGAAGGTATGGGAGGTCACCCTCTTGCTCTTCACTCCCCCGTCATCCTTGGTGGTGGACTCCTTGGTGGTGGTGTCTAAGGACAGCTCGTCGCTGGTAACTCCCACGAAGGTCTTGCTGCTCGTGGTGAGATATACGTTGAATCCTCCTTGTCTTGCCATAGCTCAATCTGATTAAGATGCAGCCTCGAGGTCCTCGCACTCAATAGTCAAGCTATAAGTGGGATCCTCCTCGGGATCTGCGGGGTTAGTCTCTGTGTAACCGGTGATGATGCCGGTACCTTCATAAGCGGTACCCTCTCCACGGACGTAGTCGATGTCCACCTTCGCGCTGTCGCCAGTGAGGCAAGCATAGTGAAGGATGTCATCATTGTCGAGCATGGTTTCGCTTCCACCGGTCATGTCGATGAGACCGGAGATGCTGATAGTCGTAGTGTGGCCGACGATAGCCTCCTGCTTCACGCCCGCGTTCTCCTTTACGATGGATTCCTTGGTGACGGGCGCGATAGACACCTCATCAGAAGTCACTCCGATGAGATACTTGCTTTCGACATTGATTCGGATATTATAACCTTCT